AAAGACACCAATTACCAATGTCTGCTAAAAATGAAAGAATTATTCATGTTCCTCTTCAATTTTGGTTTAATCGTAATCCAGGATTAGCTTTACCTCTAATTGCTTTACAATATCATGAAGTTAAAATTATTATTCAACTTAAAGAACTAAATCAGTTATGTACTATTGTTTTAGACGGTAGAGGAGTACAAGGTGATTGTAGATCAGATTGGGTTCTTGATACTGATAATGTATTATCCAAATTTCCAAGTTCTTTTATGGGAGTAGATAATAAAAATACAGCAGCAGGATGTAGAATTCAAGGAACAGGTGTTAGTGTAAAAACAAGTAAATCTCTTAAAAATTGTCAATTATGGGTAGACTATGTTTATTTAGACACAGAAGAAAGAAGAAGATTTGCTCAACAATCTCATGAATATCTTATTGAACAATTACAATTTAATGGTGCAACTAGTACCCCTAGTACAGCTACTACAGAGGTTACAGGAACTTACAGAATTAATTTTAATCATCCAGTAAAAGAATTAGTTTGGATTTATCAAGACAAGAATAGATGTTGTCCTACTGTAGCAAATATTACTAAAAATGCATGGTTTAATTTTGGTTGGAATGACCATAATTTAGTTTATCCTGGTTACCTTACGGATTCTGCAACTGCTAATGTTACAGGAAACAATAATTTAGCAGCTAATCCTTTTATTTTAGATTGTGTTGATGGAGCTGACATGCCTTTAGGAACATGTGGAACACCTAAAGATGGAAGAGTTCATGATTTCTTGTCTAGTAGTTATACCAACAAAATTCAACTTAATGGACATGATCGTTTTGCACCAAGACCAAATAGTTATTTTAGTTGTGTACAACCTTATCAGCATCATTCAAGAGTTCCTGAAAGTCAAATTTATAATTACAGTTTTAGTCTTCGACCAGAAGAACATCAACCAAGTGGTACATGTAATTTTTCAAGAATTGATAATGCTCAATTACAATATTCATTACAACCTATGGTTTTACCTGCAGATGCTGAAAAAGGTTTAAGTCCTAACAATGAAAGTTATGCACCAACTCTTAATTTAATGATGTTTGCAACTAATTACAATGTACTTAGAGTTATGAGTGGTATGGGAGGTTTAGCATATTCTAATTAATTTAATAATTAAAAATTTTCTATAGGAAATAATATTTCTCGCAGAAGATTTTTATTTTTTTTGTTGACTATTACTAAATGGGTGGTGGTATGATGCAATTAGTTGCTTACGGAAAGCAAGATATATACTTAACAAGTAAACCAGAAATAACTTTTTGGAAATCAGTATACAGAAGGTGTACTAATTTTGCTATTGAATCAATTGTTCAAGATTATAGAATAACTCCAGAATATGGTAATGAAACTAATTTTGTTCTTACTAGGGACGGTGATTTGATAAATAAAATGTATCTTACTTTAACATTACCAGCTCTTACTCTTAATGGTAATACAAGTACTAATGACTCTGTTGTATTAACATTTAACCACGCTAAGTTAGCTGATGGATTAGCTCAGATTAATGATGGTAATGGTAAAACTTATTTTACAGCTGCTTGGACTGAACATGTTGGTCATGCACTTATTGACGAAGTAAGTATTTTAATAGGGGGGCAACTTATTGATAGACATTATGGACTTTGGATGGAAATATGGAATGAACTTACGGTTCCTGAAAGTAAAAAGAAGGGATATGATAATATGATTGGTTATAGAAATAGAAAAGACCTTCCTTATGGAGCTGTAACAAAAAGAAAATTACAAATACCTCTTAACTTTTGGTTTAATCGTAATCCTGGGTTAGCATTACCTTTAGTTGCTTTACAATATCATGAAATAAAGATTAATGTTAAATTTAGAGAATTTACTGCTTTACCTATAGTAGTTATTAACCGTTCAGATACAGGTAATAAAATTTCTAATAGGGTAGATCTTAATTATGTACAAGGGTTAAGGGCTCAATTCAAAGATAACCATCGACCTAGTATTGTAGGAAATTTTACTCCTAAAATGCAAGACCTTAAATTATGGGTTGATTATATATATCTTGATACCCCAGAAAGAAGAAACTTTGCTATGAATGAACATGAATATCTCATCGAGCAACTTCAGTATAAAGGAATGGAAGATACTTTACAATTAGAAAACGCTAATGAAATTGGTAATTTTTTGAAATTAAGGTATAATCACCCAGTAAAAGAAATAATTTGGTGTCTACAAGACCCTATTGCAAAATGTCCTCAGAAGTCTAATGGTATTTACGACATGTCAAAAAATGCTTGGTTCAACTTTGGACACAATAAAGATGACATAGTAAGATTTTTAGGAGACAATGCAAATAGTATTACCATTAATGGTATAAGTAGTGCTGATATGCCTTTGGGTACATGTGGAACAAATACTGATGGTAAAGAACATGAATGGATTAGTAGAGAAGACAAAAACGGAATACAAATTAATGGTCAGAATAGAATAGCACCTAGAGGGGCTGAATACTTTCGTTATACACAACCTTTACAACATCACACTCATATTCCAGATAATCAAATTTATGTTTATAGTTTCTCTCTTAACCCAGAAGAACATCAACCAAGTGGAACTTGTAATTTTTCAAAATTAGATGAAGCTCAGTTACAAATGTATCTCAGTAAAAATACAGGAATAACAAGAACTTTAAAGCTATTAGTGTTCCTTACAAATTATAATATTTTCAGAGTAACTGGAGGAATGGGAGGTTTAGCTTTTGCTAATTAATACGTTAAAAAAAATGGTTTTTTTTTCATTCTTTTAAGTAAAGTATGGGTGGTGGTCTAATACAATTAATCGCTTATGGAGCTCAAGATGTTTATTTAACAGGTAATCCTCAAATAACATTCTGGAAAATAGTATACAGAAGATGTACTAATTTTTCTATGGAATCTATCGAACAAACATTCTCTGGTGTAGCAGATTTCGGAAGTAAAGTTGAATGCAATATTGCCCGTAAAGGAGATCTTATTGGTAAAATGTACCTTGTTGCGGATTTACCAGCATTGGCTGTACAAGTTTCAGGTTCAGCAGCAGGTACTACAAGTGGTACTGTAAGATTAACTTTTAATTACACAAATCTTACAGCTGGTATGCAAAGTCGTTCTGGTACAAATAATCAACCTGATTATTCAGCAGCTTGGACTGAACATGTTGGTCATGCACTAATAGATGAAGTAACAGTTAGTATAGGAGGTCAAGAAATTGATAAACATTATGGGTTATGGTTAGAAATATGGAATGACCTTACACAAACCGCAGAAAAAGAATACGGTTACGATAAAATGATAGGAGAAGCAAAAAGAGAAGATTTACCTTTTAATGCTGTAGAAAAAAGAACTTTACACATACCACTTCAATTCTGGTTTAATCGTAATCCAGGATTAGCTATACCTCTAATTGCTTTACAGTATCATGATGTTAATATCAGTCTTAAATTAAGAGACTTTGATAGTCTTGCTATTGTTGTTTACAACAAAGGGAATACAACTAGTATAGGCAATGCTCAAGGTATAAGAATTCAACATCAAAATGCGAAAAATAAAATAAATCCTTCAACCTATGTTAATATAGTTCCTGGAGACGAAAGAGAAGCAAAACTTTCTAATTGTCAATTATGGGTTGATTATGTATATCTTGATACAGACGAAAGAAGAAGATTCGCTCAAAAAAATCATGAATACTTAATCGACCAATTACAATTTACAGCAACTGAAGAAATCCCTTTTGTAAATGATGTATCAAATCATACTTACAACTTAGGTTACAATCACCCTGTAAAAGAACTTATTTGGGTAGTCAGAGATGAAAATTATAGAGCTGTCAAAGGAATAGGTGAAAAAAATGGTTGGTTTAATTTTGGTTATAATACTTACTCCGCTACTCCTAGTGGAGACGCATCAACAGATACTTACATAGCTCCTACATTATATAGTGCGGATGCTCCAGAAGGAACAAGAGGAACTGTTGCAAATGGTAGAAGTAGTGATTGGTTAGCTAATACTTATACTACTAAATTTATACTTAATGGTCATGATCGGTTAGCTCCCCGTCCTTCTAGTTATTATAGACTTGTACAACCTTATCAACATCATACTAAAGTCCCTGATGGTCATGTTTATAACTACAGTTTCAGTATTAAACCAGAAGAACATCAACCAAGCGGAACTCTTAATTTTTCAAGAATTGATTCTTCAGAAATGGTTTACAGTATTATAGGTCCACCAAGTGCACCTACAGGGAAAGACGGAGGTATGGCTGGTAATAATAGTCTTGAAGTTGGATTGACTCTTCATGTATTCGCTAGGAATTATAATGTACTAAGAGTTACTAGTGGTATGGGAGGTTTAGCTTTTGCTAATTAAGCATAAATAAAATATTTGTTTTTAGTATATGGATATTTGTAAATTAAATAGTTCAGGTTCTTTACAATATTATGTACAATTATTAATAGGTTCAATTATATGTGGTACAGGTTTTGTTACAAATAGTGAAACAACTGTTATAGGTAGTATGCTTATATCACCAATTGGTGGTCTTATTATGAAATTTGGAAAAGAAGGATTTAAAAGGAAAGAAAGAATCCGTTCTAAAGGACAGTTAATGGAATATAAATTATTAGCTATGTTTTTAGCACCAATTATAGTAGGATTTATATGTGGTTACATGTTTAAACAACCAGGTGGTACAGATGTTGTTGAAGGTAGAGGTAAAACTTTAGTTGAAAATCCTGAGTTATTGGTAGCTAGTGCTGTTATAGCTGGTGCAGCTGGTATTCTATTCAATTGGGGAGATAAAATAACTATGGTAGGTATAGGTATTGCTACTGCTTTGCTTCCTCCTTTAGTTGCTATAGGATATTCTTTAGGAAAAGAAAATAAAAGTGACAAACAAGTAACAATAGGTGTTAATGATGCTATGGCTAGTGCAGGATTATTCGGTATTAATTTTATGGCTTTGTACTTAAGTGTAATATTGTTTCAAAGAAAATGTTAGTTATTAATAAATAATGAAGAAATTGTAATATATAAACTTTTCACACTTTTTAAAACTTAAAAGGTTTAAAACGTTTAAAAAAATATTGCTATATTGTAGAATGCCAAGAGGAGCCTTGATTGAATTAACAGCAAAAGGTCAACATGATCTTTATTTAACAGGGACACCTTCAATTACATTTTGGAAAACAGTTTATAGAAGACACACGTCATTTTCTATGGAATCTATCGAACAAGTTTTTGATAATGCAATAGATTTTGGAAGCAAAACAAGTTGTACTCTTAAGAGATCAGGAGATCTTATCAATAAAATATACTTCGTTTGTAAATTACCTATATTAGAAACAACTGATTTTTTTTCAGGTGATCCACAGGATCCTTATACTAAAACAAATGCTTCAGACACAGATTATTTCTTTGACCCTTCATTTGATTATTGGATTTGGAGTAAAGTAATAACACCAATAGTACAATCAGCTGACACATGGGCTTTTGGAACTACTGATTTAGATAACTGGCCAGTAGAAGATACTATTTCATATACTTCAGCAGCTTGGACTGAGAATGTAGGAAATGCTCTTCTTGAAAAAATAGAACTTCAAATAGGAGATTCTGTAATAGATACACATTACGGTGTTTGGTTAGATATATGGGGTGAACTTTCACAAAAAAAGAATATGAAAAAATCCCTTGAAAAAATTATAGGAACTAGTCAGAAAAGCGAATTACCGTATAACGGAAAGGAATCGAAAACTATTTATGTTCCTCTTAGGTTTTGGTTTAATGAAAATCCTGGGTTGGCTTTACCTCTAATAGCTCTAACATATAGTGAAATTAAACTTAATTTTAAACTTAAAAAATTGGAAGAATTAGTTATCGCAGTAGCTAAGAAGAAACTTTTACAGTACAACGCTGACACTAAAGACCAATTTTCATGGTCTCAAAGAATAAAGAACCCAAAACCTGTTTCTCCTTTAATTAGTAGTTCTTCAGTTTATGATACATACAATATTATACAAGCTTATGAAGCTTCTACTGACACAGAACTTGAAAGTTTTCGTCGTTCAGGAAGAGTTCAAAATTCTAATTTTCAAATTTCTAT